TCACTTGGTGGTTTTGGAGCTTCTGGTTTAGGTGCTGCTGGTTATGATAACAAAGGTAACAATCAAGATTTAAGTTCTGGTTTAATGTTTGATGGAATCAAAATATTTAGAGCGCCTGGATTACCTAATAATGATATGGCTGCTGCTCAAAAATCTAATCTTTTCTTTGGTTGTGGTGTTGAAGGTGATCTTTCAGAAATCAAATTAATTGATACTGGAGATACTTTAGGTGATAACAACGTAAGATTTGTAGCAAAATTTAAAGCTGGTATTCAGACTGGATTACTTGAAGAAGTAGTTTATTATACCTAATTAATAATAATGGGGGGTTGTAATACTCCCCTTTTTAAAACTAAAAAATATGGCGTGCGATTTATCAGCAGGGCGATTAGTACCATGTAAAGATGTTATAGGAGGGATCCAAACAGTTTACTTTATAGACTATGGTGACCTAACATCTACAGTATTAACAAATGATGAAATTACAGATGCAACTGCTTCTGGTCAAAATCTATATAGATATGATTTAAAAGGTTCTGGAAATTCATTTGAACAAGCTATTACATCAAGTTCTGATGCTGGAACAACATTTTTTGAACAAACTTTGACTTTAAGCTTACCAAAATTGACTAAAGAAGATATGGTACAGTTTAAGCTTATTGCTTTTGGTAGACCATTAATTATAATTCAAGACATGAACTCTAACTTCTTTTTAGCAGGTCGTGAACATGGAATGAGTGTTTCTGGTGGTTCAATTACTACTGGAGCAGCTATGGGTGATATGGCTGGAACTACACTTACTTTATCAGGTCAAGAAAAACTGCCTGCAAATTTCATTAATGGAGCAACTTTTGCTGATCCTTATGCGAATTTAGCAAATGCAACTGGAACTGTTGTACCTGGTACAAATAGTTAAGATGTTTAGTGGGTATTATATGTAAAGTACATATAGTACAGGGTGTGAAGGGTGGTTCGATTAATTTTTAACCACCCTTTTTTTTTAAAAATTAAGATGCAGATATTCAAAACATTTGGAACAAGAACTTTAAGCTTTATGCCAAGAACAGAAATTTCTAGCAGCAAAACTTATCAGTTAATTGTTACTTCAGATTCTAAAAATAAAGTAATTATAACAAATAACGACATGTTTATTGAACCTAAAACTTCATATTACTACAATTTTATATATGTAGAAGCTGTTGGAAGTCCAGCGTTGTTTAAAGAAAACAATTTTTACACTTTAGTAATTAATAATTTAACTGACAACACATTAGAATTTAGAGATAAAATTTTTTGTACAGATCAGGTTTCATCAACGTTTAAAATGACTTCTGGTATTTATACACAGCATAACACAGGATCAAACGAATATCAATATTACACCGCACCATGAACAATTTACACTTAGTAGAACTATCACAATACGAAAAACCAGTAATAACTGAAGAAAAAAACCGCGACTGGGTTGGTATTGGTGAACAGAACGATTATTACCAAGGTTTGATAGATGCCTTTATGAATAGCACTACAAATAGAAGTGTTATTACAGGTATATCACAACAAATTTATGGTAGGGGATTAGATGCAACTGATTCTAGTAAAAAGCCAGAACAATATGCACAAATGAGAGGTTTACTAAACCCTGATTGTTTAAGAAAAATTTGTTTGGATTTAAAAATGTTGGGTGAAGCTTCTTTACAAGTTTCTTATAAAGGCAAAAAAAATTGGTTCTATTTCACATTTTCCAAGAGAAACTTTAAGACCTGAAAAAATGAATGATAGTGGGGTTGTAGAAAACTATTATTATGCTCCTGATTGGACTAAAGTTACACAAGCAACAGAACTTACTAAGATGCCTGTTTTTGGTTCTCAAAACAAAGGAAATGAAGTTTTTATTATTCGTAGATATGTTACAGGATATTATTACAATAGTCCTTGTGATTATTCTACTAGCTATCCAGTTTTAGAATCAGAAATTTCAGACTATTTAATAAACGAAACTATGTCAAGTTTCAATTCGAGAACTATAGTAAATTTCAATAGTGGAGTTCCTTCAGA